CCCGGCGGGTTTGACCAACAATTCTTTCATGGTGTCACGTTCTCCCAAGCGATTTGTGCCACGTTCAAGTCATCGACAGGATTGCCATTGGACACGTCAACGTCAGCATCGAGACCGCTCATATCATCCAAACCAGGGTTGTTCTGCTCGCGCTCGATGCATTCGATCGTCAATTCGAGCGCCGGAAACTGCAAATTCGTCGTGAGGTCCGGGATTGTACCATATCGTGCCTTGGACACGCCGATCTGCATCACGCCGCTGTCCTTCCAAACCT